AGTAGTTACCTGAAGGGGACCGCTCGGCCAGCCGCCCAGCGTCAAAAGAATAGTACTCAGGGTATTCCTTTTCTCTCTCGGCTTGCTTTGCGGGGTCTTGCATAAGCATGGGCGCTGCTGCGGCCAAACCGTATTGCATGTTTTGTTTGGTCATGAACCGCTTGGGGTCTTTCATGAGTTCACCAAAACCTGCTTTTGCAGTATCCATTGGCGTAGTTGTAGCCAGCCGGTTTGCCACGGCGTTCTGTGCTGCCTGCTCTTGCGCGTAGGTATTCCCAATATCCGCAGCATTTTGACTGAGCGCTGTTGGGTACGGTGTCGCAGGCGGGGTCGGTGTTACGGTTGGCACCATGTTGGCGGCGTTGATGGGGTTTGCAACAGTCATGGCCTCTGCGCCTTGCCCCGGACCAAAATATGGCTGATTACCAAAAAGATTCGTGCCCGTCTGCGAAAGGTTTGCGGCATCCACAATTGGGGCACCCACCTGCACGCCCTGACTTGCCGCGCTTGCAAGACCTTCCGTAGCTGCAACCGGGACTGCGGAACCCGCTCCAGCAGTGCCCGCAGCGGAAGATAGCGCGCCCGTACCAGCGCCTAGCAAACTCCCCGCCAAACCAGCGCCGCCATACGCGCCAAGGCCCGCCATCAAACCTTTTTGCAAGCTGCCTGTGGCCAAACCGTAGCCACCGCCCACCATGGCAGCGGCCAAAGGAGCACCAACGCCAGTAGCGGCCAAGCCTGCACCAATCACCATCGGCAAGATGTTTTTTAGGAAGCCTGCTTCTGCCAGCCCCGTTTCTGGGTTGACCGTCAAGGAGCCGCCGTGAGCCTTTGCAAGCGCGTGCAGGCCCGCCACTTCTTGGGGAGCCATGTGTACCAACTGGGTGTCGGGGCCGCGTCCTTTGGACGCCATGTGTTGTGCAGCAAGTTGCAGGCTCATATCTTTACTTTCAGTACGTTGCCAGCGGTGGTGTCATAGTAAATGTCCCCCACCCGGAGGTTACCTAAATCCGCTTGCGTTGGCAAGCTCACCGTGAAGGTGTTTGGGACTGCCGGATCGGGCTGGATGAAACTCAGAGCCGCCACAATTTCTCCAGCCGTACGCTGCGTTGATGCCGCCATGGGGCCAATGTTGTCCAACTGGTTGAAATACAGCCGCAAAATACCCAGCAACTGGTTCATGAACTGCGCGTTGTATTCTACCGGAGCAATCGGTAGGAAAGGCGCTCGGACGTTTTTCTGGCCCATGTGTTATCTCCTGCCGTCAGGGCGAATGTCGATGCGAGGAGCGCCCAACTGCCACGTTGTGCCAAGTTGGTTGGAGTCAATTTTAAAGATCATCTGCCGCCCACGGATGCGGGTGTAAATCTGGCCAGTAAACTCTTCCGTGACCACGTACGTGCTGCCCTTAATGACCGCTTGCCCAGCCGATGTCTGCACACCCGAACCCGAGTTTGACAACCCCTGCAAAGTCATAGTGACTTGCGGAGTAGAGCTTTCTGTGGAACCGTCAAAGGTAATATCCGGCAAAACGCGCCACACAAAACCAAAGTTGTGTCCGTCACCAATATCAAACTCGGAAGACGAAATGGTGGCTGCAATTGACGCAGGTACAGCGGTGATGTTGTCATCCACACCGTCTTCGTGGTTGACCAGATTATTCAAATAGGTTGCTGCCAAGGGGAACGACAACAGCCCTGAGTCCAGCCAAGCAGTGCGCCCCATATTGCCGTAATACCAAACTTTTTCGAGGTAGTTGTACACAACGTACCGATCAACTTCCGTTGAGTTTGCGGAGCAGTAGAACCACCAGACCTCGTTGAAGCCTTCATTTGTCCCTGCAAAAACCTGCGCAGCTTGGTCTTGGTTAAAGTCGTTGAACACGTATCGGCGCAGATCACAATTAAGCGTCTGGATGCGACCTTCATACACGTAAAATTTATCCACGCCCATCCAATACACGACGCCTGACGCCAGTGCAGCCGCCTTCGGCCCGGCAATTGATATGTTGTCGCCGAGCAACTGGGAACCCCAGACGTAAGGCGGTCCGAGGTACTGCAAGGAGTACAGCGCTTGATCCGTAAACACCACAATCTCCTGCCGCGTCTGGATAGCCGTGATAATCTCAGAGCCGTGCGACACTCGCAGGCTACCTGCTTGGTTGGTAATCTGTGGGGTCCACACGTTAAAGTTTTCTTGGTCAGACCAGCGAATCAGCATAGGGTCCAGTGTCGCGCTGCCGTAGTCGTTGGTACCCATACACAAGGTAAACCGGGAAGCGTCCGACACAATCAAGACGTTTTGGAAAAGCGGTGTGTCAGCGTCGCCGGTAACGGTCAGGTTAACGCCTCTTGTGCTCACGCCTGCCCCCGCGTCCCAGTAATAAATGCCCCCGCCACGAGGTCCGTACAGAAGACTTTCCCCGTAGTTGTACTGATTCCAAAAGCGCAACGGAGACACCGATGGCACACCTGTGCCCCACGGGCCAAAACCCCAACCCCCCGCGCCCCACCCGACAAGCGGGCCTGCAATTGCCGCGCCGATAGAGACTTGGTAGCTTGCAACCACGGAAGCGCCGCCGCCCGGAGAGCCTGATACGTCCGCAGCAATTGCAAGAACCCCAGTGGTTACTGTGTACGTGTTGGCGTCCAGCACCGTTATGGAGTATTCGGCGTTAAGGACAGCCGCTGTGATGTTTCCGCCAAGCCCTGTGGCCCCGCTAAAAGTCACGTAGTCGCCAGTAATGCCCCCGTGCGCAGTGTCTGTTACGGTGATGACGCTGGAGCCAAGCGTAGCTACAAACGGGTTGTTGTTGATGGTAGGGCTGCTGCGCAAGGGGGTGACATCGAAGTACTGCCCCCCTTGGTTAATGTAAAACTTGAGGTTCGTGCCAACGCCTAACAGATTGTTCCCGCCCAACGTGATCCAGTTCCACAAAGAACGGCACACACCAAGGTACGTCTCTGGACTGAACCGGGTCCAGCCACCAATCTTTTCCGGATTGCCCTGACGGAAGCGAATTTTGTCGCACTCGTACCAGCCACCTTCGGTGGTGTAGCGGGTGTTTTCCCGGTTGACCCCCGGTTTGAACAGTATCTTGGAAAGCGGCATGAATTACCTCAAGCTGTTAAGACGTTGAGGGCGCTGTTGATATGCGCAACCCTGTCTGCAAGCCCGATTGTCCCACCGTTGATCTTCTTTGTCATCCCGGTGAAGTCTTTGGCGTCAGCTTCCTTGTTCAAGCCCCGCTTGTTCCAGTACCAAGCAGCGGTCAAAGCGGCATACTCCTTGGACAAAACCAAGTCAGGATTACCCACCAGATCAACGCCAAGAGCGTCAGAGGCGAGGCGGTAGTTATCCTTGCCAGTCAACTGGATCAGGCCACGGCCACGGTACTTCCAGCCATCACCCTCGTCGGTGTTGCCCATCCGGCCAGAGTAGACCTTGTTGGCAATCTTCTCAGGGTTGCGGTGAAATGGCTGCGCAGCCTCCTCGGATGCAAAGCGGCTCGGCCAAGTGGCGTGCAAACCCTTGGCGCTGTAGTTCAAGTTTTCTTGCAAAGTCTTGAAGTTGCCTGACTCATGGGCGCACTGGCCGATGAACGCAGCTTGGCGCTCTGGGGTGCTGATGTCAAAACGCTGGAATGCTGCCGTCAATGGCTCCAGCCAAGACGGGTCGATGTGCATTTCCTTGAGTTGGTCTTCAGTCATTTGGAGGCTCCGGCTTTTGAAAGAAGGTCGGTCTTAGCCTGCGATCCAGCAGAGGAGCCGAAGTAGTAGGCAATGATGCCCGTCCACGCCGTCCCCAAGCTGCCCAGCATCATCAAGATGGCGGGGTTGCCACTGTCGATCTGGTTGAAGAACATCATCACCATGATGCCGAAGAACCCAATGGTCACAGCGCCAGCAAGCAAGGGCGGCATCAAACTGCGGGTGGTGGCTTGCATCTCCCGCGCTGACTTGCGGTCTTCCACCTCAAGTTTTTCAAAGTTCAGGCCCAGCTCCTGCGCTTGCTTTTGAAGCTCAATCTCGGCGATCTTGACCTGTGCGATCTGTTCTGCCGTCAGTTTGTTGTTGGAGATCATGTCGCCAACCTTGTCAGGGTCAACGCCAATGGCTTTCGAGATGGCCGACACAGCCATACCCGCCAGTGGGCCACCCATCGCCGTGGCAATGGTAGGTGCGATTTGTTTGAGCCAATCCATATCAATTACCCCTTTAAGTCAAAACTCAGGTTGGTGTGGCGGGGATACTGCACAACGCGCTCCCCTTCCGG